CTAAACCTCGGTTAAGAATGATAATCGTTCTGTTTTAATTCTTGTTACAAAACTATTTCTAGTTTCAACTATCTGTTCACCTGTTGGTAGTTTTCTCACCATGTCACCCATACCAGTAATAGAAGTTGTAACATTTGACTGAATTATTTCTGATGCAGTAGATATATTTAAACTTGATGTTATATCAGTATTATTTGCTGTTGCCAATGATAGGTTGTCTATAGATACCTGAGTAGGTGCAGCAACTTTTATTGCAGCTACAGTAGAACCTAAGATTGGTTGAACAGATGGTAACTTCTGTAATGAACCATCTTCTGCTAATGCAATATTTGGTATTGTTGCACTACATGGATCAAATGTTCCACTAATAGAGAATACTGATTTTGCTATGTCTGTCAGGTTTATATTTGCAAATCCAGATAACCCTAACGCAGCTGCATAGTCTTCAGCAATAGAAATAATCTTTGATGCAGCAGCAAGACCGGCAAATGGCAGTGCGGCCAACTCCGCAAGTTCGTCCCTCAAAGTTTTTAGTACCGGAGGAATGACCACAACTTCTGCTACTTTATCAGCAATGTCACTAAGGGTTCCCTCGATAGAAGCAGCAATTGCTGCTAAACCAGCAGGTGTACCCAAGTCAAGGTCTAAGACTACATTGAGTTTACTATCCAACTCACCTTTAAGATTATTTAAATTTAGTGTTACTCCACAAGTCAATGCCATTTATAATACTCCCTCTATATCTGCACAATTTATAGCACCTGTCCGTACTGGGTCAGAAGGACATGAATGATCTACACCACTATTGTGTCTTGCATAAGTATTAGCATTGGTGTGTATATGTTTATCACCGTCCCATCTTTCAAAGAATGAGTTGAGATATTGTTTGTGTGTACTTCCTGTAATCTTTTCCTGTGAGTTTCCTGCTATTTTCAAAATTGAGTTTCCAGTTATAGTCTGGTCGAAATTAGAATTTGTTGATATACCCATATTTCCAATGGATGTTATATCAATATTTCCAACAACAACTAATGTAGTATTTCCTCCTACTGTAGTTGACATTGTACCTTGAGTTACTTCTTTTAAATTTCCGGTAATGGTTTCTGATACATTGCCAGTTACATTCGTTGTTCTATCAATATCTATATTTATAATCTGGTCTTTACCAACCTTCAGATCACAATTACCATTGACTACTACTTTTCTATCAGCTAAGACTTCTGTAATTTCATTACCACTTATCTTAGTTCGTTTGTCACCATGTACATTCAAGTGGTAGTCACCTTCAACCTCTTGAACCAAGTTACCCTTAGTCAGCATACGACAATCACCTTCAATCGTAACATTGACAGAACCTTTAATCGACACATTTTTACTGCCGAGTGTGATTTCATATTCATTACCAACAATTTTTGTTACTCTAGTACCGTCAGGTTGTATTTCTTCAAATGTTCCTGACTTATGATATCGGTGCATCCTCTCTGCTGTTGGTGTGTCATCCCATTCTTCTACATGACCTGACTCACTCATACGCACATGATTGTAAGGATATTGTGATGTAATCTCTACACTATCTAAATATATTGTATCACTATCTTTAACACCACCATATCTAGGACATGGTTCATTCCATCTATGAAATTCAGTTGCACTTTTAGCTGTTCCAGTATAAGTTTCATCAGATATAGCTGAGTTAATTACTCCTGTATCACCACCACCAGTTACTTCACTACCTGGCGGATAAAAATTAATATTGTTAGTGTTGGGTGAAGTGGTAGTAATATTACCAGCATCAGCAATCTCTACAGATTTAGTTCTTGACTTTCTCTTTCGGTCAAGTGATGGTGCATCCTCAGCACTTGGAGTTTTCAATGTACCCTTTAGAGGAACAGGAATTGCCCCACCCCCTTTTGCTAGTCTATTCGTGTCTTGCTCATTAATGTGTGTTGATAATGGATACTTACCTTCGGGATCATTGAATCCTTTTGATGGGTTTGATACTGCTTCTGGTATACCACCAAAGGTTGACATCATTACAGGGTCTTGTGCGTTCTTACCGTCACGGAAGAAACCAAATACCCATGTACCCTCGACTGGGCCCATAGGTGTAGTACCAATACCATTCATAGCTGCTGATGTAATTGGTTGACTTGGAGTTGCCCATGGCAAATGCTCAGTAGGAATACCGAAACCTTCAACTTTATTGTCAGTATGATATCCAAGGATACGCACCCGACATCTGCCCAGCTTCAATGGGTCTATTCTATCCTCTACTACACCTTGCCACCAAACAAATTCACCGAACATAATTAATCTTCCTTTCTCGATTTTCTTAGTTGAACTGGTTCTTCAAGACCGTCTTTAGTAACCTCAATTTTCATATTATATATAGTTCTTGGGTCTTCAGAACTTCTGGTAAATATATGTTTAATAGCAGTAATCATATATTTACCAGAAAGAAACTTATCATCAGCAACATCAGATTTTTTATCTTTGTCTGTAGTTTCTGGTGATGGTAGATATAAAAGTACTGTCATGCCTACACGAAATGCTGTGTTACCTGTTACATCAAGTAAAATATTTATACCGTCATATATTCCCATATGACCACTTCTTCTTTGTTTCCAAGTTTCTACTTGATTATCATAAAAATCACTAGCATTATCAGCATACATCTGTCTGTGTTTCGGATAAAACTCTACCTTACTGTCAACCATGTTATTCAAACTTCTTTTGTCTAATGAAGGATAATTATTTTCTTCTTCATCAGGTGCATGAGATGTTCTTAATACACTTGATGAGCGTGTCTCTACATTAGAGTTTGACAATGGAGGAAAATCCCCACAATGTTGAAATGCAAACCATTCATTAAATCCACCATACTCATGCTGGTTTATTTTCTTTCTTACTATATCATGTGTGATAAGTTTAGATGCGTAAACACCTCTCTTTGTATTCTGTTGTTTATCAAATTGTTTTATAAATTTATAACTATTTATCTTGAATATTCCAGCTGATACATTTTCAACTCCAGTTGGGTCATCAACTCTAGCTTTTTGTATGAATTTAAAAATAGGCTTTACTTCAGCAAGTGAATTTAAACTAACAAAAAAAGAACCTCTCATTGTTTCGTAGTAAACATAATTTACACCAGAAGATGCACTAGGCACAGCACGTTTTGCTAACCAAGCAATAGCATCGAAAGGACTTAGATTTGGTATAATAACTCTCTCATTACGTTCAGTAGATTCAACATATATACCAGCTGGATTTTCTTCTTTACCTTCCCATAAATAGTTATAATATATATCAGTAACCATATCACTGATCTTATTATTATTATAAGACCGTGATATTTTAGAATGAATACTACTCATATATGTTTCAGAAACTAAATCTAAAGAAAATCTTTGTGCCTTAGGTTGTAAAATATTTCTTGCACTCAAAGAATTGACATGAAGTGGAGGAGGTTTTATACTGAATATTTCAGAATCCCTACCATCACCAAAACCAGTAAGAGTTATATCAATGTCAACAGTTTCCTCACCCACGATGGGAAGTTTGTAAGGGATGTTATGTGAATCAACTAATACCATTGTAGCAGTTAGAGCAGGTCGAAAGAGATTTTCATATATACTTAACTCTTGCATATGTGGATTCAGGTCATATCTTCCATTCGCAGAACGGATTTCTAACTTCTTTATATTTACATCAGTTGTATTAATTTGAGTTGGCATAATATTATTCTGTTATAGATAATTTAAATTCTTTCAATACTTGAGGTATATATTCTGGACTAATAATGTTTATTGCTCTCTTTGCATCATTCAGAGTTTCTTCATATACAAAATTGGTTACAGCTGTAGCACCTGAAACTGTTGAATCCACTACATACTTATCAGAATCCTCATAATGATGGACTCCATTTATATTATCATACTTCTTTGTAACAAACTTCTGTAAATCAAAATATGGTAGAGGCCAATCGTAGTATGGATTAGTCATATAGTTTGCATACATAATAACCCAATGTAGGGTGGAGTCACCATAATACTGATGTGCAAGTATGTCTGCTCTATCACCATCACTTATAAAATGTTGTTCAAAGAAAGCAGAGTTGATGACATTAAGCTTCTTTCTGATTCTTATAAGAACATTAGTGATATTTTGTACTCTTGCATTATTTTTCTCACCACGAACATCATAGCCAATAACTGGAAAATAATCAAAGTATGCCATTTAAAATCTCCTCTCTGAGTCTGCAAATCTACCGACTTTTGTATTACCCAAAACATCTTCCTGTGTGATAATTTCTGTCTCTTGAAACGTAAGTTGTAATGTTATATCAACTGGTGCTCCACCTTCAAAAGATTTCCATCCACTAGTGGTAAAATTTGTATTAACAGCAGTACATACACAATATTTTATCTCTGGAAGATATTCATTAGTCTCGTAAGAATTATCTGAACCAATTGTTAAATATTCAATTCTGAATTCTTTAGGATATGAAAACACACCAGATTGACCTTTTTGAGACTGAAAAGATGGTTTAGAATATGCTCTGAACGCACGAATAATTTCTTGTATTGTATCAACATCACTATCACTTCTTGCTCTTAATACAAAACTATAGTCAAATGGACGAAAACCAACACCTTGAAATGTTTGTTCTTTATATGGATTAGCTTTGACATTAAATGTAGATTCTAATGAATTTTGAAGAGCACCACTACCAACAGCTGCACCAATGACACCACCAGCAATACCCTTAAGGCCAGAAATTTTTCCAAGTATACTAGCTGCTCCACCACCTAACATCGCACCAGCATTACTTAGTAATCCACTTGCAATTGCATCGCCTGCTCCGCTATTTTTCATAGCACCAATAATACCTAAGTCACTACCTTGCCATTCGACTCCTTCACTAAAAACAACGGAACCAGGCATATTTAAATAAATGCTTTGAATATGTCTATCAGTAGCAGATTCTTTTCCACTGCTCAAAAATTTATCTTTTATTACACTAAAACTTTTACCTGCATCTGCAAGTTTGTTTAGAAGTCCTTGTCTCTGACCTTGTGCTTTATTTCTTTTAGTACTAGTTGCTTTTAGTTTCTCTCCCTTCTCAGCATCAGATATTTCTTGCTTCTTTATCTCACTCTCTTCTTTATCTAACGCACTTATTTCTGCATTTATGTCTTGAGTACTACCAGTCCCGCTAATTGATACAAAAGCATTTTTCACTTTAGCATAAGAAACACCTTGTCTTTCATAAATAGTAAACTTAATAGCTTCAGGATAAAATTGCTGATCCATATCCTGTGGAAATATTAATGTTCCATTTGATTTTGCACCAAACGAACCTTCTTCATTTCTTTCTGCTCTAGCCATCTATTTATTCCCCCTACTCTTAATTAAAGAATCTCTAAATATTATTTTGCTATTCATCATTTTACCAGTGCCAGAGACAAACCTCTCTGATTCTTTTAATATGACACTATCCCAACTAGAAGGCGACAACATAAGTATCTTAGACCTTACGTTTTCTATCCTATATCTATGAAGTGCTACCTTTGCATGACGAAACTTCGTAGATTCTAATATTATCTTTCTAAATGATTTAACACGCAACCTAGTATTCTCTTCAATTTCATCTGTATCAAAGAATGGCCTCATCAACTCAAATAATTGTGTTCTGTATTTCAAATTGATATAATGAAAGTTGATGCCCTCAAGTAATCTTCCTCTCTTCTTAGTAACAAAAATTAGAGGAAATCTGTCAAAGTATACGTTAGTTGGTTCAGCAAGGTATCTAAAATAATACATTCTACCTGATAGAAATGCACTTACCTTCTGACCCTCTATTTTATTAAGCTTCTCTATAGTTTCCATTGTATGTATTTATAAGAGATTTATTTGATTCCTAATTCTTTTTCTGTAATAACTACAAATTCCCAATCACGTTTCTCTGCATACTTCTTAGCTGCACCCCACTTAGCTTGATTCATTATGTATGCCTTAATTTTATTCTTATAACTAACAGTCTGTCTTTGAGGTTTCTTTGGCGGAAAACACTGATTGTAGGGTTTTATCTCTATAATGTACTTCTTAGTCATACCAGACCTTGATATTACCTTGGCATAGAAATCCACAAAATATCGTCTGGTACGCTTGTCTATCGGGTGATAGTAGGGTATTATGACAGTCTCGGAACCCCATTCAAGGACTTTAGGGTTATTGTCTAAATACTTCATGTATTTGAGTTCCCACGTTGAACGGTGTTCACACTCAAGAAGATTGCCAACATATTTCTCTTTGTTTCTTACCTTATATTTGCCTACTTTTGGGTATTTTTTCATAAAACTCTTATAAATACAGTATACGGTTAAATGTATTTATAACAGGAGCAGAACAATGGGTAACACACTAGACAGCTTTAAAAGTAGAATGACATCCTTTGCCAGACCGAATCTATTTGAAGTGGTAATGTTTCCAAAGCCAGACAATCCCGGCGGAGAATTAAATAGAAGATTAACCTTGGGTTGTTGTTCAGCAACGGTTCCTGGCATAAATATTGCTACGACAGAGAAAGATGAAGGTTATCGTTCTATAGCATATCAGAAAATATATGACGATGTTACATTACAATTTTACCTTCACGGTGATATGAAAGAATTGAAGATTATGAGAGATTGGATGAATTTAATGATCCGTCCTCAAGATAATCATGTAGGTTATTATGATACTTATAAATCAATAGTAGAGATTAAGAATATAGATAGAAATGACAAAAAAGTTTTAACAACTACATTATACGATGCATATCCAAAAACAGTATCAGCACTAGCATTAAGTTATGATGCTAATGATGAGGTTATGAAAATGGATATTACGTTCACCTATAGATATTATAAACAAGTATTTGGTGAGAAGCAAGAAACTATAGGTAAAGGATTAAATGACATAACAACTGTACAGAGAGAAAATCTTACAGCTGGTATTATAGATAAAACTTTAACACTACGACAAAGAAAAGAAATATTTGACGGAACAGTAAATGAGGTAGAACAAGAAGAATATTAATTTATAAACAATATCATTTTATATTAAGGAGACATTGAAATGGGATTACCAAAAATTGCAGTACCAGAGTATAGTTTAATATTACCTTCAGACGGTAAGGAAATAAAATACAGACCTTTCTTAGTAAAGGAAGAGAAACTTCTTCTTCTAGCTATGGAAAGTGAAGATGAACAACAAATAGTAACAGCAACAAAAAATGTAATTCAGAATTGTGTATTCGGTGATATAGATGTCGATTCAATACCAATCTTTGACATCGAATATATCTTTTTATGGTTAAGAGGAAGAGCTAAAGGTGAAATGATTGACTTAAAATATAAATGTCCTACTTGTACAGGAGATATACCAGTATCATTTAATATTGAAGATGTCAGTGTAGATAAACCAGAAGGACATAATAAAAAGATTGAATTGACTGAAAATTTAGGTGTTGTGATGAAATACCCTGATGTGTCAATGCAATCAAATATTGAGGGTTCCAATGAAACCAGTCAAATAGATCAACTCTTTAAAACTATAAGATTGTGTATTGATTATATCTATGATGAAGAAAAAATGTATTCTAATAAAGATCATACAGAAGCAGAACTTACCGACTTTTTAGAGTCATTGACTGATCCACAATTTCAAAAGATTGCAAAGTTTTTTGAAACAATGCCAAAATTAAAACATAATGTGAAATTACATTGCAAAGCTGTTACCAGTGAAAAAGGTAAGAAAAAAACTATTTGTGGTTATACAGAAGACCTGACTTTGGAGGGTTTACAGTCTTTTTTCGCTTAATCCTCTGCCATGAGTCGTTAGCAAATATGATGAACACTAATTTCTCCATGATGCAGAACCATAAGTATTCTTTGACTGAGTTAGAAAATATGTTGCCATGGGAAAGAGATGTATATCTTGCATTGTTAGTGAATCACATTGCAGAGGAAAATGCTAGAATGAAACAAAAGGAACAACAAAATAAAGGATAGTATCAATGGCTAAAGAAGATAAAGTAACTGAAAGTGCTGTAGCAAAAGCAATGGCACCTTCGCTCGCAACTTTAAAAAATATCGAATCGGGTATATCCAAACTCGGTGCTCAAGGTAATCAGGGTGCTGAAGAACGGATAGAGGGTGCCAGAGCAGAAAAGAAATCAGCTGATGCTGCAGCAAAAACAAATACTTTATTAGAGGGTGTGGTCAAGGGTATCGGAGACTTACATAAAAGCATACTGAAAAGTATGAAGAAGAAGATTTCCGTAGGACTTGGAATACTTCTTGCTGGAATCACAGCACCAATTATTATAATGGTTGCTTTCTTTAAACAATTAGCATTGGAATTTACATTTCTTAAAAAACTTACTGGTGGTGGACTAAAAAAACTATTTATGCCACTTAAAAATCTCTTATCTGGTAACGGGAAGATTGCCAATGCAATAAAAAATACTCTCAAATTTATTGATAAAGCGCATTTTGGAGTATTCACAAAAATTGGCGACTTCTTTAAGAATTTTGGCAAGTCAAAAGGTATTACTAAAGTATCAAATATCATTAGATATCTCAAAGTAAACATGAAGCTAGGTATAAGAGCAATATCAAATTTTCTTGACCCATTCGGACGGTTTCTTTCGAGAATAATGAATATGGGTAAAGCACTTGTTGCAGGGGGCGAAACTGCTACAAAGATTTCTAAGTGGGCAGGTGGTTTTGGTAAAGTTTTAGGTAAACTATTTCTTCCTATCACCATTCTTATGAGTGCATTTGATTTCGTAACAGGATTCATGGATGGTTTTGACGAAGGTGGTATCTTGGGTGGTCTGGAAGGAGGAATATCTAAACTGCTTAAAGGTTTAATTGGTATGCCTCTTGATTTATTAAAGAATGTTGTTTCTTGGGCCTTGGGAAAGTTTGGGTTTGATACAACTGCTATGGATGAGTTTAGTTTCTCTGACTTAATTGGTGATGTGGTTAAGGGGTTTTTTGATATGGTAGATGGTGTTATAGGATGGGTTAAAGAAACATTCAGTTTTGGGAGTATTGCTGAATCACTTACATCCATGTTAAAACTAATCTGGCTGCCAGCAACATTATTCAAGGAATGGTTAATCGATCCAGTAGTAGGATGGTTGGGTAAGATGTTTGGTTTTGATACTACTAAGTTCAAAGAGTTTTCTGTTTTTGACGGTATACAAACTTTGCTTGAAGATATGGGAAAGTTTTTTACTGATATATTTAATATTGATTTTAAATCAGTATTAAAACCAATGATCTTAGCAGTTCCAGGCGGAAAAGCTCTTTGGGCAGCTGCAGCTGGTTTAGGTAGTTTATTTGGTGGTGATGACAAAGCAGCTGCCGCCGCAGAGGAAAAAAGAAGTAAGAAACAATCTAAAGACCAAAAATCTAGTGATAAAAAAACTGGTGGTGGATTTCTTAACGATATCAAAAGCAGTTTTGGTTTCGGTGGTGATGATAAAAATATGTCTGTCAATGATAAGATGATGAGAGGTGATTATGGTGATGGCTCCACTAAAGAATCTTATCTTAGGTATGAAGCAGCACTAAAAGAAGAAAAAACAACTGGTGGGCCACCATCAATGCGGAAAAAGAACGCTGCTGGTGGTGCGGTTAAGGTTAGTCCTAATAAAGTTGACCTTAAAGGTATTGATTGGGATTTTATTTCTAAGAAAGAAGGTGGTTCAAAAACAGATGGTTATGTTCCTAATCCCGAAGGTTCTAAGTCTGGTGTAACAATTGCAACAGGTTTCGATTTAGGTGCAAGGGGCGCACAAGACCTCAGAGGCTTACCTCTTAGTCTAAAAGAAAAACTAGCACCATATTTAGGTCTACAAGGAATGGTTGCTTCTCAATACTTAGAGACTCGACCATTAACGGTTACTGCTTCAGAAGCTAAATTGATAGATAAGATGTCAAAGGGTTCTGCTCTAAAAAAACTTAAAGCAGAGTGGAACAAAAATGCTGCAATAATGAAAAAACCGATGTTTGAGGATTTATCAGGAGCACAAAAAACAATTGCTGCTTCAGTCGCATTTCAATATGGAAGTTTGGCCAAGGCACCTAAATTTAGAGCCGCAGCACAAGAGGGTAGATGGGAAGATGCAGAAGGTGAGTTGAGAAATTTCGGTGATGACTATGGTTCAAGACGAACTAGTGAAGCAAATTATTTATTGGCAGCAAGAGAAAATAAATCAGGTGGAATATTAAATGATCTGCAAGTAGCAAACTCTAATGCAAAATCAGATAGTAGTGGTGCAACGGTAGTAGCACCTAATAACTCATCATCGACAAATATTAATAATGCAACGACTGTTATGACAATGCGTCCAACTGCTAAAGATTCATTCTGGGATTCTGCGGTATAAAAATAAAGGGGGATGTCACCGTAACGGTTTCACATTATATCAAGCTCCGGATCTGTCCCGATATATCAAAAATAAAGACATCCCCCAATATTATTTACTGGTCAGCTAACTTCTTGAAGTACGCAAGAGTAGAGTCATCCTTTGCATCAACAGACGCAATAGGAGCACTAGAGTTCTCTTCAATAGTTTCAGAAAAGCTATCACCATGATTGGCAACAACTGTATTGAAACGTGCTTCCAACTCTTGATAACTCTTAAAGTTCTCTGGAGCTAGAATACTCTGAAGAGAATGTTGTTTCCCCCAAAGTTCTTCAAGTTTAGCATCATCACCACCAAGTAATGGTGCGGGTGTAGCAAACTCTGACTTATCATAATTTGCATAACCTTCTACTTGTCGAATCTTCAGTTTAAAATCAGCACCTGCCCAGAAATCAAATGGATTAATAGGAGTTTCATCTTTAAACTCTGGATTCATTTTACTTTCAATCTTCTCGAAAATCTTCTTACCATATCGAAACAAAAATACCTTACCTTCATTCTCAGCATTCAAGCTATCCTCAATGACCAGAATATTACTGTAGTAACTAAGCTTACGCTTACGGTCACGAGCAATACCCTTATCTGATTCAATACCAGAATTCCATAATGCTGTATTTGCTTTCGATACAGGATCATCAGTTCCTTTAGAAAGGTCTTTGCGTGGTGTAGTCAAAGAGTTCTCGATGTACCAACCACCGGGCCCCTTGAAACCATGTGTAAATATACTAACCCAAGGAACATCCTCATCTTTTGAAGCAGGAAGGAAACGAATGACACAATACCCGTTACCAGTTTTATCTTTCTCTGGTTTCCACATACGGTCATCTTCATAAGAAGGTTTCTCTGCTAGTTTCTCAACTTGCTTGGTGAGGTTTTGTAAATTTGCCATTCGGTTGTTCTTTAAATCTTTAAAACTCGACATATAATTCTCCTATTATTTCGTTATATTACTTAGTATAATTCCAAACTATTCATCACTGCTACATTACAAAGGCAATCTCGAACTTCTATCTTTCATCATGTTAAGTCCATATGCTTCTGCTTCTATCTTATCTTTTATAGACTTGTTTATCATCTTGGCAACCATTTCAATTTCACAATCAACATCATCAGTGTATTTTAAAATAGCTTCCATGTATGATATCTTTTTATCTCTTACCATTGCATCCAAGGTTTCATTAATATTTACACTCATTTAAGTTCCTTAATAGAATCGCAAATACCATACTTCTTTGATTCCTTGGCACTCAACCAAACATCAGTTGGTGGTAAAAGATATTGTCTTATCTGTTTCTCATTCAAACCTGTACACCTCTTATAATGATTAATCATCCTTTCAGTTGTAAGTTCAAATTCTTTACCAACAGCAACAAGTTCATGTTCCTTTCCCCATGACCCCCAACTATATTGATGAGACATGACAGAAGTGTTAGGCGTTAAAACTCTACGACCTTTCTCCCCTGATATGAAAATCATAAACCCAGCTGATGCTATTTGTCCTAGTCCAGTTGTATGAATAGGAATTGGGCATCCCTTCATTACATCTATGACAGCGAATGCTGCATTTAAGTCACCGCCAGGAGAGCAGATGATAATGTGCAAAGATTTTGGTCTTGGTCTTGTCCAACTCTTTGTTAAGATAAAGCTAATAAGGTCTTTACAAGTTTCTTGATTGACCTCACTCATAAAAAGATATACGCCTTTATCTTCAGGAGAGGGCACAATAGGTGTTTCTTGATTTTTACCTGTCATCAGTACTTCTCCTTTAATAAAGATTATCTATAAGGATCAATATAGAAAATGTGATCTCCAATAATAGCCACCTTCAACATATTACGATTCCAATATGGGTCAACATCATACATATGATAATGAGTAGCACCATTTAAGAAATCATTAACCTTCCATCTTTCACCATAGTTTTTAATGTGTACTCCTGGCTGTTCCAACATTGCCTTTGCAATAGTTACTGCAACCTTCCACGCAATCTTATCTTTAGGAACATCAGATAACCCATCACAAAACCAAGAGAATTGACATCTATGTTTAATAATTTTTCCATTACGTCTATTTGCTTGTTTAACAACCTTACAAATAGAATTAGGAAATCTTCTACTTTCTACTCTATTTATAGTTACAAGTGAAACTGCTATCTGTCCTTTAATAACTTGATCTCTAGCTTCAAAGTAAATGTTTAATGCTAAACAATTAGTTTCCTGTTTAGCATTAGAAAATCCACTAAGAAAGAACAGTGCAAATATGAGTAATAATAGTTTCATAATAAAAGAAGGGGGGATAGTTTCCCATCCCCCGACAACTTAAATGCCCCAATGTGCATTGAGAACTTTACGACAAGCAAAAACATCTTTTGCTCCACCAGCAAGGTCGCAATCCTTGAAAGCAGTCTTACCAGTAGCAGGTGAAGTGTAAATCTCTACCCATCGAGGAAGACCCGTTGCATCTGACTCTGCTCGAGTCATCTTACGAGCATTCTTTGAACCTACTTTAGGTTGACCAACATTTGTGTTACGCATAAAATACATCTCCAAGTTAAAATCAAGTTTAGCGATGAACCATTCATCACTTCAATATAACCATTATATCATAATGGTATTCGTTATACAAGGAAGAATAGTTACTCCGAAAATCCATTCTGCCATTCTTTTGCAGCTGGTACATACTTGTTTCTGATTATTGATCGTTTCATTTTCCCATTTACCATCCAATTAGCACAAGTTGTGGGCCCAACATCAACCCCAAACCTTTCTCTGATTAAATCTTGTACCTCAGGCCCACTTTTATCTCTTGCTTTACTTGCAAAAACAATAATAGCTGCTTTTTTTCCCATCTCTTTTACCTTACCATACTCTATCACTGATGAATCTTTCGGTATACTAAGTCCATCTGGAACATTAGAAGTCCATCCTTGTGTAGATAGTCCTGAGAACAAAGTTTTCCATGCATCCATGTCTCCAGAAAAATCAGTACCGCCAACATTTAGTGTTATGCGACCCATAATAAAATCTCCAAAAGTTAAAATCAAGTTTCGTGATGAACCATTCATCACTTCAATATAACCATTATACCACAATGGTCTTTACTACACAAGGAAAAAGTTTCCCTTGTTTTGGAGCGGGTGGTGAGGCTCGAACTCACGACCTTCACGTTGGCAACGTGATACTCTACCACTGAGTTACACCCGCTAATGCTATTTAAAATTTAGACAACAAGCTCGACACTACCGCACAACGAGATTCTAGGATCGAACTAATTGCCATAGAAACAGTTGTGCAAGATTCTGAAACTTCAAAATCCTTTCTGGACATCCGTTTGAACTTAGGGGACGCAGAAGAAAATTCGGATTCATTCATAAAGTTTTTCATAACAATAGCCCGTATAACGCACGGTTGATAATTCACTGGTGAAGGAGATACACATACAATCATATGTGAAAATATTGTATGTGGTTCTCCTACATCAAGCCATATACTATCATCTCTATATTGTACTTCGGTGGATACTTTATGCATCTCGCCATGTTCTTGGATCAAAAAATAACCATCCGTTCCATCTCCTTTCTTGCGAACCCATTTACATACACCGTCCTCACCAAAATAAATACTGTGTTGGGAACCTTCAAAAAGTTTCAATCCTAATTCTTCTTTTCTTAAATTGTCATCGTTACCTGCCATTATTCGCCTTCTTTCATTTTCAATTAAACATCGTGTGATGGCCACATTTTCATGAGCCTCACGTTTAAGTGCTACTTAAAACTCATCAGATTCGTCAGTCATGGTATCCATTTCCTCAAATCTAACTTTCAAATCACTTCGTAAAACTTCTTTAAAAATCTTAATCCATTTTGGTTGAACAACTGATTTCCATTGGTCTTCCGCAATAGGATTTGGATGATGTATAACAACCATGACAGTTTTCTTTCCTATTTGAATTCCTGCTTTCATCTTTTCAAGAACAGTATTAACATTCAAATTACCAGATGAACAAGCCATAGATATTATATCTTTATTTTGTCCATGACCGTCCACAACATCTCTTAATTCACCAGAAAAATCTCCTTGTAGATAATTTTTCCACAATCTATTTCCAGTACAAGCTTCACCAGTTGCATACAACTCTCCAGCCCTTTTAATTATTCTCCCAATTTCAAGTGACTTTAAAGAACCAACAAATCCAAAAGCTCTCAACCAATCAAGATTTGATTGTGATTCTATAGGAACGCCATCTTCCTTTGCTTTAAGGACATATTTAATACCATCCTTCGTGTCGATAGGACTTCTAACGATATCATCTTCCTTATTTAAAAGATCACCTATTGCATATAATTCAGTCTTAGTAAAATTTTCATGTACTTCAGACGGAATACGATCAACTGGAAGTTTTTTTGCATGTTTTGCCTGATGAGCACCCTTAACAGTATGATTACCATTACCACGCACATCTTCACCGTTATCACCCCTTCCTTCATAAACCAATACAGGATTACATTTATCCGTATTTCCATTTGCATTATTAATTCTATCTCTAATCTTCTTTTGTAAACCCTCTTTATCAACAAATCGAGATTGAATATATTTCATACCAATATGGTCTACTATAAGTTCGGGCTCAACGCGATACTTTCCTGCTTCTAAATCCTCAACAAATCTTGAACACTTATCTAAATCAGGAGTCCTATAAGCTGGAAAACCATTCGTCTTGTTGTAGTACAATGGATTATTTCTTGCATCTACCTTAGAAAGAACACGATGTTCTTCATTTTGTATATCTGCATATGTACCATATTGTACAACATCAAACTGTAATTGGGAATCTGAATCTGCAAAAACTTCATTAAATTCTTTATTAGTTGATGAATGCATATAAGTATCATCAACCGCACCTTTATGTATACCTAAATAAATTTTATTATTTAAAAGATTGATGAATTGATAAAGATACGCTTCATACAAAGAAGGTGGTGGAACGATGTTTGTTTCTACTACGTTTGTCGAATTCAGTATAGTCATATTGAATTCCTTTCATAAATAAAATTAAAATTTCGTGATGACCACATTTTCATGAGCCTCACATTTAATTAACACCTAACAATTCATCAATCTCAATTGTTATATATATTATACCAAACTTTTCACCTAGAGTCAAGGAAAAAGTGCATCTAAATGCATTTAGACCGTAACTCCTTATAATACAAGGACTTACATCCTCAAATAAGTAGCAGTTTTTCTGTTTCGAGGAAAACTGCCAAACCCAAGCCCTACTTAAGCGGCAATAGCTAAATCGTAATCATTAGCGTTTATCATTTTGAATGATTGATAACCGAGCCATCATTCTTCTCGGTGCTGTCCGTATACCTTCCAATTGCAATCGAAACCTGTTCAGCCCCGTAAATGGAGCCGGCGGGAATCGAACCCGCGTCTTACAACATTCCGTTATACAGATTATACAGCAATCTTCGACAGTTCATAAAATACAACTGCCAAAGCCAAAACTGCTACTAAAAATGCAGATATCTCTACCCAATGTTCATTCACAATATTTCCCCTATAGTTTTTTGTAAAGCTTTAAATACTATATCGGTTGACGAATGTTTTTTATAAACTTTTATACATTCAGAAACATAATTATTATATAGTTCTTCATCATTGTTTAATTTTATAATTTCTTTACAAACTTCATCAATATTTTCATCATTTGTATAATCCATATATATTCCAGAAAATGGAATAGAACTAAAAAACTCACCCGAAATATGTTTTGTATTATCTCCCCAGTGCTTACTGAATATAGGGATTAGACCTAGAGCAACCATCTCCAACATTGCAAACTCAACATGATTTCCATAAGCTCTAGCATCTAACTCATAAAATGAACACCCGAATTTACTTTTTGAAACTTCTTCCATACCCTCATCTCTTTCATAAGGGCCATACACATAAGTCTTATCAAAACAATCTTGAATATCTTTTTTTTCTTGAATTTTCTTTATTCGTTCTTTTAGTTCTTCTTCATCTTTTATGTTTTGTTTTTCTAATTTAATACTATAATGATAATCTATAATATCATAAGGTTCTTCATAAGCACGTTTGTATATATCAAGAGCTTCTATCGACCTTTCTAATCCTCTCATTTCTGTAATAATCTCTGCTTTTAATTTTACCCTTAAATCAAGAAGCCTTTCTGGATGTTTGAATCTAGCATACCTACCAAAATAAGAAATCCTGTCTACCCTTTCAGAAAACTTCTTTTGTTTAAATTCTTCAAAATCCACACCAATCTTAAATTCATATATAGGTGCTTGTGGAACCAACTTTGGTTTTTGATATTGTATACCGAAATCTGAATGTAAACAATGAGTAAAAACTAGGTCACACATTTCCACAATATCCCACATTCTAACATTTCTAATTAAAGATTGATTTTTATGGTCATGCTGAATAAAAATCTTCTTGGTTGTAACTTCTTTAACACAATGATTTAAAAAAGATTCTATTGCTTCTGGACTATTAGACTTAGAAGGAGTAGACATATAAGCAACATATTCACATCTATTTAACTCATCAGATATATCATCTTCAGCTTTAAATATTTTGTAATCAAACTTCTGTGCTTTGGCTCTAGTAAAATTACTCTTGTCTTTCAAAGCATACACAACTACTTCTTTCCCCTGTTTCTCTAACCAATTCTTATATTCAATAGTAAATCTGGTAACACCACAACCCTCAACACCTCTACCCATCACTAATGCTATCATAGAAACCCTTTCAAATCATTAGGCTTGATACCCTCTTTAACATACGTCTGCCCAATTAATTTTTCATCCCGACCAATCATCTCACCCTTAGACAAAGTGGCAACCTTACTATCACAATAAGCTACACATGATAGTCTGGTTCCTTCACCATGTATAGACGATACTCCATGAACCTGTTTAGAATCAGCAATTATAATATCACCATCATCTGCATCAACCCCAATCTCCCATCTAGGAAATACAAGATAAGCACCTGTATACACACCAACACGAAAAACTGCCATTGTAGTAAATCCTAATTCAGTATCGCCCTTATCAATATGTAATGACATCTGCTTAGTCTGAGCTTCATTATACTTGTTAGGTGAATATGCTGTGAAGATACCCATCCTATGATTTTTATCAATAAATGATTCAGCAAATGTTTTTTGAGAATAATATCTTTCTGGATGCACCTGCTCAAACGCTCTCTCATTTACTTCAGAAATCTTTAATAACTTTTCCCATCTATCAGCATTATCTCTAGCCCATGCTGATAACTGAATTTTCCCTGTAAACCTTCCACGTTTGTAACCTAACAAAAGTGAATGAATATCCTGTCCAACAGCTATATCAGTCCACGAACCATCTTTCATTTTTGTAAAATAAGAATTAGGGCTCCTTAACTTATAGTCAATATTCTCCACCCATCCCTTTTCCTTTAATAAATTTTCCTTATCAATAGGCCCAGAACAATTTGCTCTCATATTAGTAGTTTCTTGAATAGAATATAATGTATCTTTTATCAAATCATATTCATCTTCTTTAAATCCATTCTTAACTACAATAGCTATAGGCTCATAATCATTTAGAATATTTTTTGATGGACGGACAACACGAAAAGTTTCATCACACTTGATTACCTTTTTATAACAATCTTCAGTTGCAAATTTACCATTCCACTTATCATCGGTTTCCTTTTCATCATGCTCTATATCTGCAATGAATGTTTTCATACATTTTCTATCTCTTTATAAGGTTTTAATATATTTTCATAAATAGTTTCTGCAATACGTTTAAGTTGTGGTGGTGCAACCATCAATCCGATGCGAGCTTGTTTCTGCTTAAGAGTTCCAGTAAGTTTAAAGTCAATAGGTAATCCCATAATTCGTATTGCTTCTTTTGTAGTAAATCCCCTATCACAAATAGGATGAATATGTGATTGACCCATCAATCCTTTTTCTAAAATAGTATTGGATGGATTATCCCAACCCAATCGCCTAGTCTGAAAACCATTGCCTTTAGGGTTATAGTCACCAACCGATACATATTTATCAGGATTCTTCGGCATCATCTTAATCCATTGTCCAGTGGTACTAGCACTTATTTTATCCTCTAATATTTTACCTTCTGCAATATTCTCTTCATCATCCAGTAAATGATATATGGCATCTCTTTGAGTAGGCTGTGTATTATATGGTATTGGAAAAACCTTTTCTGATAAATTTACAATGTTAAGACCTAACTTATCCATCACATCATTTCTAACTCCAATAATAAATACCCTTTCACGCTTTTGTGGAACACCATGAAATGATGAGTTACATACCCTGTAAACTACAGTATACCCAATATTCTCGAAGCCTTCAATCATTTTTTTCATATGATCTTTAGCATACGCCATAGTCAATCCTTTAACATTCTCACATACAATAACCTTCGACTTAACATCCTTAGCTAAATTAATAAGGTCAAATGTCAAGTCTTCAATATTAGTCTGAACTTTACCATAAACCCTTTTGGTTTTATTCCACCCTTTACGTTTTGAACCAGACATAGAGAATGGTGGGCATGGTGGTGAGCCATCAAATATATCTAATTCTCCAGGCCCAACACTTGCTGCATCAAATATTTCAGAAACATTTAATTCTCTAATGTCTTTACATATAGTTGTAGTTTCAGGATAATTGGCTGAATATGTTTCACATGCAATTTGTTGAAATTCATTCATTGCAAGAACATGACCACCAGCTAACTTATACCCCGTAGAACTTCCACCACCACCAGCGAAGGTAGATACAACTGTAAATAGTTTCCTATTAGCTGAATCTATAACATCCTTCAAAGTATATTCTTTATATCCTGTTTGACTCATACCTTTACCTTATCTTTTTTTAGTTCACCTAATTTTTCATGGAGATTTTCATAGAGAGCATTGATAGTTCCGTTGTTTTCTATATGAACATCAACATCCTTACCACTCAATCCATTCTCACTCGCATGACCTCTATCTAATATAAGTTCTTGATCTCTACTAATGTAAACAACCAACCCACCAAGATTTCTAATCCAATAAGATTCATTAGAAAAACGAACATCTGTAATAACAATAGGCTTGCCAGGATTATCGTTTAGAAACATCTGAGCATTCTTTACCCATACATTGATATCAATAGAACGAGCAACATCTGTTCCTAATAGTTGATAAATTTGTCTCGGCGACCTACCCCAAGGTTCAATACATTTTTCTTTATTTTTAACTTGTTCATCTGACAAATTGAACATTGTCTTCGCACCATCTTTCAAAGGTTTTGCAAAGTAGTAATGTAGATAATCATATTTATCAATCAAGTATTTTCCAGCAGTATCTTTACCACTATTAGCTTTACCAGCAAATCCAATAATTCTCGGAAACATTATCACTCCTTAACAAGTTTAATATTAAAATCATATAAGTTAGTATTAATCATATTCTTCTTACACATTTCAGTAATTCTGTTTCTCTGCTCTTCTTCACTTTGATTATCATCTAATGTGAGATT